CGATACGCAGCTGCGGTTGTCTTCAAGAAGACGCAACCAGTATCCGCGCCGTCCGCTACGGGGATCCGATTATTCTCGTAGAAGACGAATTAGCAGCAGAGCGCTGGATCCGGCACAGATCGGGTCCATTACCGGAAACATTCGGAACCCAGGAGTAATTTGAAAATAGTACCAGACGACTGGATAGAACCGGACGAGACGAAGCAGACTTCCCCGTCTCCGCTGGACGAGGAAGCCGGAGTCGCGTTTTTAATCAATCGTTGTACGAAGTATCGGGCAGAGCCGTCTGTAGAGCGTTACGCCCGTTTTGACGGCTGTATTTACAACAAGCGCGGCTTTCTAGTGGCCCAGTACGAAGTCAAGCAGATTGGCGGCAGGAACGAGCGCATACGGGAGCAGTACGACGATCAGATTCTTAACTACGGGAAGTGGTGTGAAGCGCTCTCGATCGCACAGATCACCCGAACGGAGATATTATTCTTTTTTCGATACCTTCTGGATCCGAGCGGTCAGTACCGGATATTCCCGATATCGCGGGCAGTCCTTGCGCCAAACAAGTACAAAGTAATTCACTTGAACGCGGTAACGGCGAGCTCATCTGGGCCAAAGGTACTGATCCCGAAAGACGAGATGATCACAATCAGCTTTCCGGCAAGTACGGAGAAACTTCAACATTTACTAGACAAGGCGCTGCAGCACTGATATGACTAACTCAAATTATCAAAGTAATCCGTTCACGCCCGAGGAGCGTCGGAGCTTCCTCGGCGGGTCAGACGCTGGGACCATTCTCGGGGTCAACCCGTTTCAGACCGCATACGAGCTCTGGCGGGTAAAGGTCGGCATAGACCAACCGTTTGCGGGAAACGTAGCGACCGAATGGGGGCATTATTTTGAAGATCTGGTAGCCCGAGCAGCCTCTGAGCGTTTAAACGTCCAGTTCCGGCGATCGAACACGCGCTACAAGCATCCCGAGCATGACTGGTTAGTGGCGCACATTGACCGGATGAGTCGTCAAGATGATCTGCTACTCGAGTGTAAGACGACAACGAGCCGTTCGGCGCGTAGCTGGGGAGCAGACGGCTTAGTGGTGACGAGCTCAGAAACCGCTGCGGAAGTAATTCCTCTGCAGCACTACTGGCAGGTCCAGCAGTACTTGCTTTTGACGAAGTTGAACAAAGCGTATCTCGCCGTCGCAATTCTCGATGATCGCGATATTCGGATCTACAAGATTTGGGGCAATATCGACGACCAGGCGCGGCTCGTTGAAGAAGCGAAAGTATTCTGGAAGCACGTCACCGAGCAGACGCCACCGGAGAACCTAGCGCCAAAAGATCTGGATCTGATGTACCCGGAAAGCGAAAGCGAATCAGCTGCTCTCTGTGGAGAGCACGACTTACGACTGATTGACGAATATCACCGGCTCAAGGGACAGGAGCAGGATCTGTCAGAACAGCGCAAATTGGTAGAAGCAGAGATTAAGCGGATGATCGGCGAATGCGAAGAGCTCCGTTGTGGGGACAACAAAGTAGCAACGTGGAAGTCTCAGACGAGAGAATCGCTGGATCTGAAGTCACTGAAGATCGCCAAACCGGAACTATTTGAAAAGTTTAACCGCGTATCGAGCTATCGCGTCTTGAGAGTAATGTGATGCTATCCGTACACCCCGAGCAATACATTGCAGAAGTCGATTTAACGTTAGCAGACCTTCAGGCTCTGCTCGATCTGCTGGATGCAGCCGAGCGAATGAGCCTTGTCGTATCGGGGATCCATCACGACGGCAAGCTATCGGACCTACGCGAGACGTTGCACCGGACCTATCACGGTCTACTAGAGCGCAACTACGGGGACATACTGATCAACGAGAGGAATCGGCCCGGCAAGAAGCCGGCCGGTAAGAATGCACATCGAGCTTGAGATCCCGTACCCGGTATCGGTGAACGCCTACTATCGATCGCTTGGGAACCGGTCGATACTGAGTAAACGCGGTCGAGAGTACAAGAAACACGCGAAGAGCCTAGAACACTTGCGCGGTACATTCTCAAAGGATCAGCGTCTGAAAGTAACGCTGAATCTGTACCCGCCAACGCGCCGAGTAACGGATCTAGACAATCTTAGCAAGAGCGCATTGGATCTACTCGAAGACGCCGGGATCTTCGTCAACGACTCCCAGATCGATCAGCTGGTCCTCAAGAGGCGCGAAGTGACCAAAGGCGGTAAAGCGGTAGTCAATATTCGGGTAATGAAAGAACTAGAGCGTAACGAGTAACTAGTTTGTCTACGGACACCTCGGAGTGAGGCCACAAACGAACGCGGGAACTAGTGATCAAAGCTATGCGGAGTGAGTAGACGAAACCAAAAAATGGACGCTATCGGCTACTCGAATGAGACTCCAACGCTGCGCTCTACGAACAAATGGGGGTTAGTCTGTTTTCTCGGATTCACCGAGCGGTAGAGGGGTCTACCGGTAGCTTGGACAGACGATCCCCCACCAGACGAGTAACGATGAGCGAACTCTACAGTAATTTTTTAGAATTCCAGGCGCGATACAAGGACGATCCGGTTTCGTTCGTTAGCGAAGTACTGGGAGTGGACCCGCAACCGTGGCAAGCGAATCTTTTGCGAGACGTAGCAGACCCGGCGATCTCCTCGATCAGCGCCGTCAGCGGCCACGGCACGGGTAAGAGTTCTGCCGCAAGCTGGGCAATGATCTGGCACATACTGACCCGGTTTCCGCAGAAGACGCTCGTCACAGCGCCAACGAGCGGCCAGCTCTACGACGCTCTATTTGCCGAATTCAAGTCTTGGATTAAAAAGTTACCGGACGTACTGCGTGAGCTCCTGGTTGTCAAAGCGGATCGAGTAGAGCTCGCCGCGTCACCAAGCGAATCGTTTTGCGGTGCAAAGTTAGCCCGTCCAGAGCAGCCGGAGGCGCTGGCCGGAGCCCATAGTAAGCATATTCTCTTAATTGCAGACGAAGCGAGCGGGGTAGCCGAACAAGTCTTTGAATCGGCACTTGGTTCAACGTCCGGGGAGCACTCAACGTTTTTGCTGCTCGGCAACGGCGTCAGAAGCGCTGGCTTTTTCTACGACACGCATCACCGGCTAAAGGAGCACTGGAAGACGTACCGGATCAGCTGCTTGGATTCGCCGCTGGTCAGCAAGTCGTACGTCGATTCGATGCGGATCAAGTACGGATCGGAAGAAAGTACCCAGTTTCGTGTTCGCGTACTCGGTTTATTCCCGGTTAGTGACGACGACACGGTCATCGCTGCGGGCGACGTGGAGCTTGCCCGTCATCGACAGATCATTCAGCCGAAAGAGACGCCAATCGTAATCGGACTGGATGTAGCCCGCTTTGGTGACGACTCAACGGTGGCGGTTGTTCGCCAGGGGCGCAAGGTTCTGAAAGTACATACTTGGAAGAAGTTGGATCTGATGCAGACAACGGGACGGCTAGTGGATCTCTACCAACGTGATTGGTACTTACCCGTCGAGGAGGTGCTGATCGACTCAGTAGGCTTGGGATCGGGAGTACTGGACCGTGCAAGAGAATTGGGACTACCGGCTCGCGGGGTCAACGTCTCGGAGAGCCCGAGTATGACCGACAAGTACTCGAATCTGAGAGCCGAGCTCTGGTTTACGTTAGCCGACTGGTTCAAAGAAGAAGTGTCGATTCCCGATAACGAAGACCTCGTACGGGATCTAGTGGCAACCCGCTACACGTACCGATCGAACGGAACACTTGCAATCGAGAGCAAGGCCGAAACGAAGAAACGCCTAGGACACAGCCCGGACCTCGCAGATGCGTTAATGCTATCAATGTCCAGCCGAGCGATCGACGCTCGTGGACAGTATCGCAGACATAAGATTAAACGAGTACGGAGAGCGGCAAATGTGGTCTAGATGAGTTACTCGACATACTTTCTGGTTACGTGGACCTGGACGTGTATTCAAGCGGTTCTTCCGTCGATGCTACAGACCATGCCAAGGCCCATCGCCCAGGACTACGCGACCCGCAACTGCAGCTGCGTCGTCGATAAGTTTCGAGCCGCAGTCACTGAAGAAGAGCTCAAGATGCTGACTCCAGAACAACGCGGCGAGATGGGCGAACACTACGCGAGAATCTGTACCGGGCTAGGAGCAGAAAGCTAATGAGTATTACGTATCGCGGTGAGACGTTTAGTGGAGTAAATAAACCGAAACGCACACCGAATCACCCGAAGAAAAGTCACGCGGTCTTAGCAAAAGAAGGCAACCGCGTAAAGCTGATCAGATTCGGTCAGCAAGGGGTCAGCGGATCCCCGGCGCGTAGTGGCGAAAGCAAAAGCGACCGCAACCGTAGAAAATCTTTCAAAGCCCGCCACGCAAAGAACATCGCTCGCGGGAAGATGAGCGCAGCGTACTGGGCCTCACGCACAAAATGGTAGTCAATGGCAAAACCAAACTTATTTGACAACGTACGGAAGAAACGAGCTCGTATAGCAGCGGGTAGTGGCGAGCGAATGAAGAAAGCCGGTGAGAAGGGACGGCCCAGCGCAAAGACTTGGAAAGTCGCTGCGGCAGGAGCCAAGCGCAAGAAGTGACCGAATTACCAGCCCGAGCACCGAGCTCGGTCTATTTTACTAATCTCAGACGAGACAAA